ACTGGACGTGAGCCTCAAGGCCAGGACATTCCCCGAGTTCAACTGCGACAAGTCGGAGGATGTGGCGAGGGCCATCAAGGAGGCAGGGTACTGGCGGGACATCGAGACACCCAAGACCACGAAGGGCTACAGCACGGACAAGTTCAAGCTGATGCCGCTGATGAAGAAGCTACCCATCGTGGAGGAGTTCATGCGGTATCGGTCGCTGACCAAGCTGGTGTCTACCTACATGAAGAACGCGAAGGAACTGAGTGAGGGTGATGGCAGGGCTAGGATCAGCATGATGCTGCACGGCACTGTCAATGGTCGGCCTTCGTGTGCCTTCCTCCATCAGATCCCCAAGCTAGATCGGAAGCGTATCAAGAAGGGCTTGGGTAACTTGAGGGACATGTTCATCGCTCGGCCTGGATACAGCATGGTTTATGGTGACTACAGCCAGATTGAACTGGTTGTCCTGGCGATCAAGTCAGGCGATGCGAATATGATGGAGGTCTTCCGGTCGGGCCAGGACATCCATAGGGCTACGGCTGCTCAGTTCGTGGGGCTGAGGGACGATCAGGTCTGCCCTCACAACCGTGACCTCGCCAAGCCCGTCAACTTCAGTCGGGTGTACGGTGCGGTGGAAGGCCACTCACTGATGAAGCTGACGTGGATGGACTTGGAGGGCAATGAGTGGCCGGTGACCAGCAAGATGGTGCAGGATGGCTACGCTGCGCTGGACGCTAGGTTCCCTGCTGCCGGTGAGTACTTCATCAACGCAGTGGCTGAGATCTCAGCCAACGCTGGTGTCCACAACACCCCCTTCGGGCGGGTCAAGCACATGGGCAGCACCCTCAACGGAGGCAACAAGTGGGCGAGGGAGAACGCTGAGAGACAGGCAGTGAATGGTACCATCCAGTCACCCGCTGCGTCGGTCACAATCAGGACGCTTAACGCCATGAACGCCTACCTTGAGGAACAGATCAAGGCTGGTGTCATGACGGAAGAGGAAGCAGCCCTCATCATCACGGTGCATGACTCCGGGTTGTTTGAGGTGAAGGATGAGCATCTAGGGTGGTTCGAAGCTAAGCTACGTGAGATTTCGAACCTCCCCGTACCCCAGCTAGCTGACTGGCGCTTCACCATGAAGGTGGGCGTGGGTCAGAGCTGGTCGGAAGCAGAGTTGAACGCCAAATAGGAGATACAGATGATTACAGTGACAGTAGAATACTTGGAACCGAACGTGGATGGGATCCCTGTCTGGACAACCAGCACCCAGGAGGTGGATGTCGATGCCGACATGAGCCTCAGCGATGAGACACTCGACAAGGACATGTGCGAACTGCCTAGGAAGATAGCCTTCTTCGCTGAGCTGGCGGCTGAGTGCCACGCCTATGCCTCACGCAAGAAGAACGAGGTGGAGGTGGTAGAATCTGAGGTAGCTCAGGCACTTAGAGTTGAAGCTGCTGCCAACAAGCTGAAGATCACGGAGGCTGGCATCCGTGAACACATCGCCACGCAGGACAGGGTGACCGAGGCACGTCACGGTTCATACAAGGCACAGGCCCAGTACACCATGGTTGATGGCTTCTACAGGGCCCTGCGAGAGAAGGCATCGCTGGCTATCGCCCTGTGCTACAAGCAGAAGGAGGAGATCCGGGTACTCAACAGCCCTCTGGAGTAGGCTACACCTAAGTTGCACATTCGCTCGATTTTGAGGGGTTGCAATCTTTTGAAATAGAAGCTATAATTGGAGCATAACCAATTCACCCAACGACGGGTGATACTGTAGAAGGAGATCCAAATGGTAGATGAGAATGGCCTGCCCGCAGGCTTCGGTGAGGTAGATCCGGACTTCCAACGTGAGGCATATCAGGAGTCCAAGAAACTGAACGACGGTAGTGGTGGGCGCACCATGTTCCTGAAGAAAGGAATGACGCACGCTCGTATCCTACCTCCGGTAGCTGGGGCCAAGTCTTGGTTCTTTGCATACAAAGAGCATGGACTGCGGACTGATGGTAAGTACGCTACGTTCACCTGTCCTAAGGAAACGGATGAAGGGTTCGACTGCCCCATCTGTGAGGCAGGCACGGAATTGTACGACCTGAAGGGCGACACGAACATCAAGAAGGCTAAGAAGCTGTATCCGAAACCGGCCTACTTGTACAACGCGTACGTGTTCAGCAACCCGGACGGCAAGACACTGAACGACGGGATCTTCGTGATCAAGTCAGGTGTCAAGGTGTTCAAGCAACTGATGGAATTCGACAACGATCCGGCTGGTGACTGGGGTGACATCACCAACATCACTAGCGGCGTTGATGTTCGCATCACACGTACTGGCGAAGGCCGGTTCAAAACTGAGTACACTGTGATGGGCGTGCCTACACGTTCCAACATCGTGGAAAAGGTGGCCGCTGCGGGCATTGAATTCGACACACCCACAGATCTGGCGGAAGTGTACCCTCCCCTCTCCTATGAGGAGTTGGTGGATGTGTACGAGAAGTCAGACAACGCCACACAGGAAGCACCTGTGGAGTAATGGTCTGTGGAGGGTATCGCTGTAGAAAGCGGGTGCATGGACGCCGGGTTTGGATCTGTCCCGGCTACCCTTCCATTCCCTACCGGGAGATAATATGAACGAGTTCATGGCGTGGCTAGCAACCTGTAGTCCAGGGTGGATCTTTCTGATCTTCCCCCTTCTATTCGGTTCGGTCGCCTTGAGTTGTTGGCGTGACCACCTCAAGCAGCAGAAGCTGGAAGCCAACCCCCACCGCATGGACAACGGTGAGTACCGCAACTACAACAACAAGAGGTTTCGGAAATGAGTAGCTTCGATGACATGTTCAAAGCGGTCGCCAAGAAGTCAAAGGGCGACGCTAACACAATGGTATTCAGACCGGGCGACATCAACATCAAGAGCAACATACCCTGGAGTATCCGCACTGGCCTACCCGAGTTGGACTTCAACATGGGCAAGCCGGGGTGGCCCGCTGGCCGAGTGGCTGAGCTGTATGGCTTCGAACACTGCGGCAAGACGACACTAGGGTATCACGCCATGGCCCAGGCACAGCTCATGGGCGGGCAAGCGTGGTTCCTCGACACAGAGAAGTCATGGGATGAGCTGCGTGCTATGGACTGCGGCGTGGACCCTGACTTCCGGGTAGGCATCGGTGACCCTGACTCAGTGGACGCCATGTTCCGACAGATCCAGTACATCCTTGAGGCGAGGGCCGAAGACAACGACGGCAAGCCGTTGGTGATCGTGGTTGACTCCGTCACTGGCGCAGCTACCGAGGGTATGAAGGCCAAGACTATCGGCGAGATCGAGAAGATCGCGCAAGATGCCAAGGCTATCCGGGGTGGCATCCGCCGCATCCAGCCTGACATCGCAGGGCTCAACGTCAACCTGTTCATGATCAATCATGCGACAGCCAACATCACATCCAACAAGTACGCCAAGCAGAGTGACTCATCAGGTGGGCACTCGATCAAGCTGGCCGCTACTGTACGTGTGGCGATGAAGGCAGCAGGGTGGCTCAAGACAGCGGACAAGTCCATGCGGCTCGGCCAGAAGGTCAGCCTCCAAGTGGAGAAGCTGAAGGGCTCCCAGTTGGACTACCCCGAGGTGAAGGATACCCCGCTGCTCAACACGGTGGGCTTCGACACGACCGAGAGCCTGCTGCGTGCGGGCATCAAGTCAGGGTGGGTAGACCACAAGCCCAGCACCAAGGTGTACAAGCTGTACGATGAGGAGTTCGACCGGAAGGCGTGGCCTGACATGGTGTTCAACCGAGGTGGGATCGACAAGGCGTACACTGAGTGGATCGACTGGTGCATCGAAGATGGGTGCATGACTAAGTGGGGCCGGGGGCTAGCGTGAGGATCCTGATCTTCTCAGACCTCCACCTCCACAACCATGTCTATGGTGCCACCACTATGGACTACGATGCCTTCGACCTGAAGGGTGTGAACTCCAGGCTGATCGACGGGGCCAAGGTGCTGCGGGACATCTACTTCTACATCAACGACAACCCTGTAGATGTAGTCGTGTTCTGCGGTGACCTGTTCCATACACATGGGAAGATCGACGCCGCCGTGCTGAAGGTAGCACATGAAGGGATGTGGAGGATCAAGCAGCACCTAGAGGAAGGACAGATGTACGCCCTCGTAGGCAACCATGACACAGCGGACAAGTCTATGAACATCCACGCCATGCACTGGCTGGAGAGTGTGGGTGTCAACGTCGTGGACGGGGCATGGCACAACAACTTCAACGGGCTGTACTGTAAGCTCAGCTTCCTGGCCTACACTGAGAGCGTAGAGGAAATCGAGAAGTTCTTCGCAGATGCAGCGGACAAGGCTGACGGTGCCATATACAAGGGGCACGAAGGGGGCACTGTCTGCTTCATGCACGCTGGGATCGACGGCGTGCCCATGAAGTCAGGGTTCGTACCCGGCTCAGCGTTCAACACGGACATGATCCCTGAAGGGATACAGCACGTATTCTCAGGGCACTACCACCCGCACATGAAGGTGACGGAGAAGGCTACTGTCGTGGGCTCACCACTCCAGCTCAACTGGGCAGACGAGGGTGACCAGCGGGGCTTCATCGTGTACGACACAGAGACAGGCGAGCAGGAGTTCCATGAGATCGACGCCCCGAAGTTCGTGACGCTGGATATGGACAACGGGTACAAGCAGCTAACGATTGCACCCATGGTACAGGGGCACTTCATTCGTGTGGTCAACCACGACCACTCTAAGCAGGAAGACATACGAGAAGAACTCACGGGGGCAGGCGCAAGATCCGTGGAGTTCGTCGTGAAGGAGAAGGAGGTTGACCGGCTGCAACCCCTTAGTAGCGACGAACTCCACATCCCCGACATCATCAAGGATTACGAGGAGCAACAGGCAGTGACACCTGAGCGCAGCAAGGTGGGTGAGGAGCTAAGGAAGTGAAACTACTCAGCCTCCAAGCACACAACGTCTTCTCCATCGGTGACATCAATCTGACCCTCAAAGACAGAGGGCTGCTGCTGGTCACAGGGTGGAGCTACGATGAGAAGAACGGTAACATGGCTGGCAAGTCCAGCGTGGCTAACCACTGTATCTCATGGGGCCTGTATGGTAGGACGGTTCACGGTGTCAAGGCCGACGCCGTCATCAACACCAGCATTAAGAATGCCAAGCACTGTGGTGTGACCCTCACCTTTGAGGGCATCGACGGCGAGACATACCGGATCTACCGGGCACGCAAGCCGATATCCCTGGTGCTATCGAAGTACCACAAGTTCAACCAAACCGGTGACGGGCTGTTGGATGAGTGGGAAGATCTATCCAAGAGGAACGAGAAGGATACCCAAGAGCTTATCAATGCACTGTTGGGGCGCGACCACAAAACATTCATCCAATCGGACTTCTTTGGGCAGGGGAGGGAGCGATCTTTTCTAGCACTGTCGGGTAGCGACCAGAAGGCAGTGATCGAAGAGATCCTCCCCCTCAACTCTCTTGAGGCATGGAAGGAGAAGGCGAAGGCCGAGCTGAAGCTGAAGCAGGCTGAGGTAGCTGATACAGAGGCAGAGCAACGTACCTCTCACAACCTAGAGAGCATGGCCCTCGCGCACCACCACACCCTCCAGTCACAGGAGGCAGGGTGGACTGCCAACATCGCCACTGATCTCCGGGTCGCACAGGACAAGCTGAACGAGATCCAGGCCCTCGACTCTGTGATCGAGGAGGAGATCTCAGAGCTGAGGGATCGTGTGCCTCCGGGTGAAACTGTGGAGGTGTTGGAGGATCAGACCAACATCGAAAACAAGTTGACCTCAGAGATCAGCGCGCTGTGCTACAAGATCGACACACTCACCGGTGACATCGACCGCCGAGGGGCACGCCCTGATGTGTGCATGAGCTGCGAGCAGGCACTACCGAATGAGCTGCTCGTACTCAACCGTGACGCGCTAGTGAACGACAAGAATAAGCGGGAGGAGTTGGTCAAGGAGCGCGGCGAGAAGGAAGCCAAGCATTATCTCGCCGCCTCCATGATCGCTATCTGCCATGAGCTACAAGGGCTGGAAGCTAAGCTAGTCAGGAAGGGGCAAGAGGCCGTGCTGAAGGAGAACATCAGGCTGTACACCGAAGCCATCAACCCCTTCACTCAACTTGCCATGGCGGCTGAGCGTGAGTGGGTGGAGGTAGGGCGCAAGGGCGAGGAGCTGCGCCTTCAGGCTGTTGAGCATGCGAAGGCGGCAACGCACTACAAGTTCTGGGCCAACGCCTACGGTGCTGACCTGAAGACGCTGATCTTCAATCAGGTGTGTCCCTTCCTTGAGCGGAAGGCCAACGAGTACCTCCGCTCCCTTGACAACGGACAGATCAAGGTGAAGTTTCGCACGGTCAAGCTACTCAAGTCAGGCGATGCCCGTGACCAGTTCTGTGTGACCGCAGCATCCGACACAGGCAGCACAGTGTTTGAGCTGTTCTCCGGGGCCGAAAAGCAATTGACCAGCTTCGCAGTGGGTATGGCACTGTCGGAGCTGGCATCTATGCAGGTGGAGGGTGCATCATCGTTCATGATCCTAGATGAACCCTTCCTCTACCAGTCCCCGGAGAACTGCGAACGCATCATCAACTTCGTAACCACCCACCTTGTGGGTGATAAGGCTACGATCCTACTCATATCGAATGAAGATAACCTAGTCAACCTCGTACCTAACCGGGTACATGTCGTGAAGAAGAAGGGGGTAACATCAATTGCCGGGTAACATGACCAAGGCTGAGACGGACCAAGCCAAGCTAGAGATAGCAAAGATCGAAGCTCAGATCATCAAGCTGAACATCACGTTCGACCGGGGCTTGGACATCGACAACCGTATCATCTACATCTTCGATGACATCGACGAAACCATGGCTGAGCATGTGGTGATGGGTCTATCCTTCTTGTCACATACGGAGGGAGACATCACCATCATGATCAACAGCCAAGGAGGGAACGTGTCCGACATGTTCGCTATGTACGATGCGATGCGTGTCTGTCCCAACAAGATCACCACCATCGGGATCGGTGAGGTCTGCTCAGCAGCAGGCTTGCTCCTCGTAGCCGGGGACAAGCGGCTCGCTGCGCCTTGCACCATGTTCATGGCACACAACGTGAG